TGTACAGGCCGTCCTCGCGGTTTTCGGCATTGGTGATGACGCCGACGGGCTGATCGTGCCGGTAGGCGATGGGCTTGCCGATGACGTCGGAGGGGTCAAACGCTTCCCGGGCGAATGACTCCTCGACGCCGCCAAGCTGTGTCGAGTCGCCGTAGGGGACGGCGCGGCCGTAGCCCGTGGCGATGACGTCGCCGGATTGGTCCTCGCGGACCTCGACGACGAGGTCGGCTGTGAACTCTGCGGTTTTCATTGCATGGGCTCCGATCCAGGGAGGCGGGTGTAGGACATGACGCCGAGCTGTGGCAGGTCGAGGATGAGTCGGGCCTCGTCCTCGGTGATGACGCCGAGGGGGAGCAGGGTGTTTATGAGGGACGCCAGCTCGAGCGGGTTGGACCGTAGGAATTCGGTGGTGTCGAAGCGGACGGAATGGCCGCGGGGTGTGACGTCGCCCATGGATAACCGCTCGCTGATGTTGCGCATTACCGGGGTGAGCGCGGTGTCGAGGAGCTGCCGGTACAGGTCGACGCGGTTGGAGTAGGTAAGCGATGAACCTGGGACTCCTGCGCCGGTCCATATGGGGTCAAGGTTTGCCAGGCGGGCAATTTGGATGGCGGCTTGGTTTCGGGCCTGGTCCATCTGCATCTCGGCCGGGTTGATGCCCATGGAGTGCGCCTCGAGCGTGCTGTTGAGGTAGGCGGTGGAGTGGTCGGCGCGGGCGGTTTCCCATGCCTCGAGTAGCGCGTCGACCTGCTCGGCCGGTAGGTCCGCACCGGTGTTTTTTAGTACCACCTGGGCGACGGGTGATTGGGCGTACATGAGGACGGCGGCCTCGAGGGCGGCGGCTGTGTTGATGGCGGCCGCGCCGGTCTTGAGCCACCCGCCTGTGCCGTCGCCGTAGAACTTGATGACGTCGCGGGTGGGGACGCGGTTGCCGAGGTGGTAGAACGGATCCGAGGGTGGGTATACGTTGGCGTCGATGCCGGTGTTGCCTACGGCCAGGTCGGTGACGTCCTCGACGCGCATAAGCATGACGGAGCTGGGGAATCCTTGCCAGTCGCGGGCGGTGACGAGCCAATAGGCGCGGTCATGGAGTAGGAGGTCGGTCACGGTGCGCGTCATGACGGCCGAGTAGGGCAGGGTTGCGCACGGGCAGACAAGGAAGGGACGGGCGGCGATGGGCTCGTCGTTGCGGTATTCGCGGAGCCCGAACGCGCTAATCGGGGCTGTGTAGGTTTTGAGGGCTTTGACTACGGCGGGGACCTGTACAGCTGTGGTGCGGTTGATGGTCGCGCCGTTGGCGCGGATGACCGCCGCCATGAGGGCGGATGCTTCGCGGACGTGCGGAGCCAGGGCCTCGCCGGTACGCGCTGCAACACCATCGGCGATAGCTTCTTGGCTCCGCACGACGCGGAGCGCACGGGGGAACGCCACGGTATAAGTGTCCCGGGCCCTTAGCACATTTCCGGGCCCATGCGTGGTATTTCGCGTTTATGCGCGTCTACGTGTTCGCACCATGGGCACGGGTCGCGGCGTCTTGGCGGCGTTCCACAACGCGAACATCACCGCTCGACCGGCGTAGACACCGGATCGGCCCATGGGCGCGGTGAGTACCCATCCGGCCTGGCGTCGGCTGATCGTCGACGAGCCGAAATGCTCCTGAAGTATTTGCGAGCCGTCATGCCGGATGGCTTTCTGATCGAATAGGTCGAGGAGGTTTTGGGTGGCGGCGGCGGCTTCGCGTTGGCCGACGAGGGTGTCGAATCGTTGCTCGAGCCGGTCGACGTACCCGGGTGTTACCGCGACGTGCAGCTGTGGGTGGGTTGCGCGGATTGCGGCGAGCTGCTCGTCGGCTTCCTTGATTGTGCGGTGAGTGGTGACGCGGATGACGAATTGGTCACGGGAGCGGGCGGCGATGGCTACGGCGTGGCCCATGCCGTCGAAGTCGGACTCGAGGGCTCTGCTGGCAGCTGGACGTCGGCGTCGAGGGTCGCGTTCCACCATGAGTCGCGGAGCCAATGGTCGGATCGGATGACCCATTGGTTGAGGTATTCGCGCCGCCAGGCGGATTCCTCGATGTTGTTCCACTGTTGCCGGAGGAAGGTTTCGCGCTTGGGGTTCCATTCCGGGCTGGCCCATCGCCACGTGTCGACCTCGTCGGGGTCGGCCTCCGCGGGGGCGGACCATTCCAGGAGGAGCACCTGGCCGGGGTCTTTGTCCTCGAGCCGGTCGAGGGCGCGTTGACGGTAGGCGGTCATGAGGTCGGAGGTCGAATCGCCCGCGGTACTGACGAGCCATAGTTGGGGTTGGTTGCGTTCGGCCATGGTCGGGGCGAGGGAATCGTCGACCACGGCGCGTTTCACTTTCCACGCCTCATCGACGAATACCATGGAGACCGAGTAGCCGACGCCGGCCGAATCGTTCGCGGCGTGGATGAGCCATCGGTCGCCGGTAGGTATCTCGATGCCCGCGGCGTCGTTGCCCCACTTCGCGGCCTTCTTGCCGTATCGCTCGACGGCCCACATGCCCGCTGGTCTCATGACTTCCATAGCGGTGGATCGTTTGTTGGCGACGTGGAGGATGGTTTGGGTTTCCTCGAAGTGCTCGGCGTGGTGGAGCCGCCATAGGCACACAGCCCGGGAGAGAACGGACTTTCCTGATTGTCTCCCTACCGTGATAATGACCGTCGGCCAGATGAGCTGCCCGTTTTCGTCATACTCGAGAGCTCGCTCGAGCGCGTACCTTTGCCAACCTCGAAGCTCGAGCCCGATTGCCTCTCGAAGCCACTCCGCGGCCTCCTCTCCCCAGGACCCCCGTTTTGACTCTGGTGCAGGTGTTTCCAACCTAGGCAAAGCAAATCCATCGCTGTGCATTCGGGGCGACCCTTGGGCCTTCCTGGCCTTTCCTGGGGGTTTTGGGGGGAATTTTGCAGGGGGCGGCGGGAGTGGTGCGTCTGTGTGTGAAAAAGCGCGACGAGTGCTTGAGGGTTTTGTTTTTCGTTTTGCTTGTGCTCGTTGTGATCCGAGTCGACCGCCGTGTGATTTGTTGCAGCTGAGATGCGCGATTCCTGCGCCGTCCATGCCCGGTGAGGGCTAGGGGTGGCTCGTGGTCTGCGCTTGGTCCGTCGGGGTGGGATCCAGGTAGCGACATATCTACTGGATAACCGCACCGGATACAGATTGGTTCACATGATGCGAGGACTTTCTTTCTCCATGCCCGGTAGGTGGGGGTGTCCCTCCGGGGGTTGGTACTCATCCTCGAGTGTGTCCTATCTGGTGGGGTTGGGTGTGGACATAGGGGTGGGGACCCCTCCCAATGGCCGGAGTCGTCGGTCCATCCCAAGGCATGACGAAGGGCCGCTTGGCGCGGGGCCGAGCAGCTGTGCCATGCGACTCCTTCCGCTTGGCCTTCGCGGTCGGGCTCGAGGCCGGTCTCGAGCTTCGGTCACTCCTGTTCCGGCTCCCACCTGGTTAGCGTCGGGGTGGGATTGAACGACGGATCTAGGTGGCCTGGCCTTTCATGGGTATCCAGGCGATGGTGTCGATGTGGTCGTTGACGACGTCGTGGTTGTCTTTGGTGAGGGTGACGTTGCACATGGCTAGGGCGTCGAGTAGCTCGACGGAGTTGAGGCCGAGGACGGCGGCGACGCGCTGGCAGTAGGTGGTGAGCTCGAGGACGCGGTCGGCTTGGGCTTTGGTGAGCTCGGTCATCAGCACGCCTCGATCCGCTTGCCGATGGTGAGGGCGTGGCGTGGGCTCCAATGGTGGCGGCCGTGTAGTCCCTTGCGCTTGGGGTAGGGGTTGACCATGAGGTACGCGACCTCGGTTTGGACATAGGGCGGGGCCTTGGCTGGCCGCTTGCCCACCCATTCCGGGTAACCGGCTTTCTTGGCGTAGTGGTCCCAAGTGCGGCCGATGATTTGGAACGCGCCGGAGCCAAATGGTCCGTCGGCTCGCCAACGTCCCGAGCTCTCGCGCAGTGCAGCGCACTCGAGGAACGCTTCGGCTTTCGGTGTGTAGTGAGCTCCTCGGTATTCCGGGAGCTCGAAGTTGGCCCCGGCCGCCGGGGTCGCGCTTCCCCACACAACCGCGGCGGCCAGGGTGATCATGGCGAGGGCTCTCATAGGTCCTCGGTGTTCTCGTGCCACCATCCGCGATGGTGTGCTTGATTGGGGCAGGCATGGGCTTCGGCCTCGAGAGTCTCGGTGAGGGAGCGGGCGGCCTCGACCTGGCGCGTGACTTGCTCGACGAGGATGTTGAGTTTCCGCACTCGGGCGTGGAGCTCGTTGTTCTGGCGCATCTGTGACTTGATGATTTCCTCGGCGGCTCGGGCGACCTCGACGGCGTCATTCATTGGGGGCCTCTCTCATGTGCCAAGTGTCGTCGTCTGCTGCTGGGCCTGTGGTGCGCGTGACTTTGGCGAGGGTTTTCTCTTTGCGCTCTTTGAGGTCCTCGATGAGTCGGCTCACGTCTTGGCGGTTGCAGAGCTCGAGGGGAGTGGAGCCGAGGTATTTGGCGGCGAGCTCGGGGCCTTCCTCGACCGTGCCGATCAGTAGGCGGGCAAACTTGATTTGTTTATCACTCGCGGTTGCCAGAGGTCGGTCGCCTCCGTGTGGGCGTGTGGCGGGTTTGGTTTTCGTGTCCTCGAACGCTTGGGCTTCCTCGCGGCTCATGCGTCGGCCTTGCTTGGCATAGTTGAGATTGGCGAGGGCGCGGCCAATGGCGACGGTTTCGGTTTTCTCGAGGTCTTTGGCTTGGCCGAGGAATCCGTGGGCGTGGCCGGTGGCGGCGGGGTGCGGGTCGAGGTCGAGCTCGCGGAACACTTGGGCGCGGAATACGACCTCGGATTGGGCGCGTTCGACCATGGTGGTGGTGATGCGGCCCTGTGGATGATCTGTGTAGAACTCGCGAATCCGGTCCTCGACCGGCTCGTAGTCGTCGGGTAGGAAGCTCATCGACGCCACTTCCCCTCGGTGAATACGTCGAAGCGGTCGGCGTCGCGGCGGTCTTTGCGGTCGGTGAGCCAACTGTCCAGCCCGGCCAGGGTGGACGCGGCGGCCGCGGCCAGGAGCATGAGTAGGCCGACGGTGGCGATGTTGGCTAGGGCGGTCCAGGTCATGCCTTCCTCCATACGCGGACGATGCGGCCGTGGTTGCTTTTGCGGGTTGATTCCTCGAAGCCGTTGGCTTTGATGTGGTCGCCTGCGGCCCATGCGCGGACGCATGCTCCGACCTGGTTGGGTGATCCGTCGGGTAGTCCGATGAGCTCGACGAGGTCGTCGGCTGTGAATAG